AGTTATCAATTTATTACCAGTTCAAGCTGAATATGATGCCAATGGCAACTGCTTGGGTCTTTTTGGTCAAAGCGGTAATCCTTTGTATTCCCCATATAACGCAAGTAGCTTGTCTATTGGCAATAATCTAGTCGCTTCTACTACCCTTCCTACTATTTCTAGTGGATTTGGCACAAGCCCAACTGTTACTGCATCTAATACATTTTGTTTTAAAGTTGTAGTTGGCACAGGTGGCGCAGCAAACGGAACAATTAGCTTGCCTACTGCTCCTAATGGTTGGTTGGCTTTCGCTGCTGATGTAACTAGTGGTAATAGCTTATTTTTGCAACTGACAGGAAGCACAGCTACTTCAGTAACATTTACTAGCTATTCTGTAACAACTGGTGCTGCTACTAATATGTCTGCTGGAGATGTAGTTTTAGTTAACTGTATCGCCTATTAAGGGTAGATTATGGCTACAGGGCCAGCTTTAACGCAGGATCAGAATTTACTGCCTGTTCAGGCTTACTTTAACCTAGATGGGTCTTTTAATACCTTTATAGGTCAAGGTCAGCCTTTTTACGCTTCAATAAATCCTGTTCAATCAGGATTAACCATTACCAATAGCACGATTGATAGCACGACTATTGGTGCTACAACCCCATCTACGGGTGTTTTTACTAATGTTTCAGCGACTACAGGGCAGATTGCAACAAGTCCTACAGGTACGACCGATATTGCCAATAAGCTGTATGTAGATACAGTAGCTCAAGGGCTAAGTCCTAAAGCAGCCGTTAAATGCGCCACTTTAAGCAATATTACATTGTCAGGCTTGCAGACGATTGATGGCTACACGACTCTTGCAGGAAATCGAGTCCTTGTTAAGAATCAAACCAACACCCCTGATAACGGCATTTATATAGCCTCGTCAGGGGCTTGGACTCGTGCAGTTGATATGGATGTATGGGCAGAAGTGCCAGGGGCTTATACAGTCGTTTTAAATGGCTCACAAGCCGATACTGGATGGGTATGCACCTCATCTGATGCTGGCACAATCGGCACAACCCCAATTACTTGGGTTCAGTTCTCAGGATCAGCTACTTATTTTGCGGGAACAGGGTTAACTCTAGCGTCAAATACATTTAGCATTACTAATACAGGTGTTTCAGCCTCTACTTATGGTTCTGCCAGCGCAGTTCCTGTCATAGCCGTAAATGCTCAAGGGCAGATCACCAACGCAACTACGACATCTATTGCCATATCAAATACCCAAGTTAGCGGTCTTGGCACAATGTCAACGCAAAATGCAAATAGCGTAGCAATTACAGGAGGATCAATCAATGGCACAACTATTGGCGGTTCTACTGCTTCCGCAATTACTGGTACTACTATTACTGCTACTTCTTCTTTTAGTGGATCAGGTAGCGGGCTTACAGGACTTGCAACAGGATTAAGCATTGGTGGAAATGCTGCTACAGCTACTTCAGCTACTACCGCAGGTTCTGTAACGAATAGCATTACATTTAACAATAGCGGTTCTGGAAGTGCTTCAGGGTCAACCTTTAATGGAGCAAGTGCGTTAACTGTTTCATACAATACTGTAGGCGCACCCTCTACAACAGGATCAGGCGCAAGCGGAACTTGGGGAATTTCAATCTCTGGTAATGCTGGAACAGTTACGAATGGCGTTTACACAACAGGTAGCTACTCAAATCCTAGTTGGATTACCTCAATTTTAGGGTCTATTGTAAGTGGCGCAGTCGCTAGTGCTACAACGGCAACAAACGTAGCTGGTGGGGCAACAGGCTCGCTTTTATACCAATCTGGCGCAAGCACAACGACCTCTTTAGCATTAGGCACTACAAACTATGTTTTAACTGCTGGGGCTACTGCACCGCAATATGTGGCTCAAAGCACTCTTTCAGTAGGATCAGCGTCAAGCGCAACAACTTCTACTAATTTAGCAGGCGGTGTAGCAGGGGCAATTCCGTGGCAATCTGCACCTAGCACTACAGGATTTACGGCTGCTGGAACGACAGGTCAAGTTTTGACTTCAGCAGGAACAGGAACTCCTACTTGGACTACTCCCACTTCTTATGCGACTGTTACTGATGACACCACTACAAATAGCACTCGTTATCCTTTGTTTGCTAACCAAACAAGCGGAAACCTATCAACAGAATATACAAGCTCTACTAAACTCCAATACAACCCTTCTACTGGCATTTTTACGGCTACAGGGTTTAGCGGTTCAGGAGCAAATCTAACTAGCCTTACTGCTGGTAATTTGTCAGGAACTATTCCTAGTGGAGTTTTAGGTAACTCCTCGCTTTATATTGGCACTACCGCAGTTCCATTAAACTCGGCAAGCGGATCAATTACCTCTTTAGCGGTCAATATTAGCGGTTCGGCAAGCTCGGCTACGACTGCAACCACAGCGACCAACGCTACCAATATTGCTATTACAGACAATACAAGTTCTGCGTCAACTTATTACCCTGTTTTATCGTTAAACTCTAGTGGTAACAACGCAGCGACAACTAGCTCTACAAAGCTCAGTTTTGTGCCAAATACAGGTGTTTTAAGTGCTACATCGTTTAGTGGCGCAGGCACAGGACTGACAGGCACAGCATCAAGTCTTTCAATTGGCGGTAACGCTGCTACAGCAACCTCTGCTACGACAGCTACAAACCTATCAGGTGGAACTGTAGCTGCTACAACTATTTCAGCTAGTGGTGTTATAACATCAACTGTAGCCACAGGAACAGCACCTTTTACTGTAGCAAGTACGACTCCTGTAGCCAATTTATCTATTGGAGGTAACGCTGCAACCGCTACTTCAGCGACATCAGCCACAACAGCGACTAATGCTAATAACGTAGCCGTAGCCGATGCCAGCACTAATGCTAACTTTTACCCTACTTTTGTAGCTGCTACAGGTAGCAATCAGGCTTTAAAAACAGCATCATCTACGCTAAAATACAATCCATCAACAGGAGCTTTAAGCACAGGCTCTGTAATTTACATAGCACCATAAGGAAAAATCATGGGTCAATTAGTATTTCAAGCAACAGCAGGCGGTCAGGTAGCCCTAGTTGGCCCTAATCCTAGCTCTAACTTCTCTTTAAACGTACCAGCCGTAAACGCTACTTTAGCAACTACCGCAGGAAACACCTTTACAGCACAACAAGTTGACCAGGTTGATGCTTCTATTAATGGTCTTACTGTTGGTAAAGGTGGTGGCAGCGATGCTAGCAATACTGTGGTTGGTTACAGTGCTTTTGCAACAAATTCTTCAGGCACAAGCAACTCAGCTTTTGCAAGATTTAGCTTAAACGGCAATACGTCAGGCTCTTATAATTCAGCATTTGGCACAGGCTCTTTGCAAAATAACACTACTGGCTCAAATAATGCTGGATTAGGTTATCAGGCACTTCTTTCAAATACCACAGCATCTAATAACACCGCAGTAGGTTATCAGGCTGGGTATAGTAATACTACTGGAGATGTCACAGTTTTTGGTTACCAAGCTGGTTTTTCATCTACTACCGCTACAGGCATTACATTTATTGGTTCTTTAGTAGGCAAAAACAATACAGCAAGCAACAATACTGTAGTTGGTGGAAATGTTAATGGTGTATTAAATCCTGCTTTTTATTCCAATACAACAGGAAATGATAATGCTGGTTTAGGAAATGGTGTATTAACAAGTAATACAACTGGTGCTGCTAATACCGCTATTGGTTCTAGGGCATTAGCAAATAACACCACCGCCTCCAATAACACAGCAGTAGGTTACCAAGCTGGGTATAGTACAACAACACAAAGTGGCTCTACTTATATTGGCTATCAAGCAAGTTACTACAACTCAAACATTGGTAATACTGTTGTAGGTACTCAGGCACTTTATGGTACAAATGGCGGAACTGGTGCATACAATACTGTTGTTGGTTATCAAGCAGGGTATTCAAATAATGGAGCAAATGGAAGCACTTTAATAGGCTATACCGCAGGATATTCTACAACAGGTGGATACAATACTTTTATTGGTAATTCACCTAACTATGGTGCTGGTTATCTTGTCACTTCTGGCACAAAAAATACCATTATTGGTGGCTACAACGGCAACCAAGGCGGTCTAGACATCCGTACAGCAAGTAACTACATTGTGTTATCTGATGGTGATGGTAATCCTAGAGGATTTTTTGATGGTAGTGGTAACTTCAATGTCAATGGCGTTACAAATACTTATGGTTCAAAATTAAATGTTTATTCTGGTGGTGGTGGAAATATTGTAGAACTTCATCAAACTGGTACAGGTTCTCAATATCAAATGATTTTTATTAATGGCAATGGTGCTGTTGGTTCAATTCAAACAAATGCTTCTAGTACTTTATACAACACAACTTCTGATAAAAGATTAAAAGAAGATAAAGGAATATCAACTGATACTTCAGTTATTGATAAAACAATTATTCATGATTTTGCATGGTTATCGGATGGTTCTATTGATAAAGGTGTATTTGCACAAGAAGCTAAATTAGTTAAACCTTCAGCAGTTTCAGAAGGTACGAATCAATTAAATAATAACGATATGCCAAATATTCCTTGGTCTGTTGATTATTCTAAATATGTACCTGATTTAATTGTTTATTGCCAGCAGTTAAATAAAACTGTCAAAGAACTCAACACCTTAGTAACAACCCAAGCAGCCGAAATTGCGGCACTCAAAGCTAAATTAGGAGCATAAAAATGATTGAAATGACAAAAGAACAAGAAGTCCAAAAGTCGTATGATGCCGCTATGGATTCTGTGAACCTTATCAACGCAGGAAAACCTGCTGATATGACTGATGCAGATTGGGCTGATTGCAAACAACGCAATATTGACCATTTAAAGATTCAGCTTGAAAAGGGTGTAGAGTTTTATGGCGAGCATGATTTAACGCCATTTGTTGAAGCAGTAAAATAATGTTTACTTGGAAAATCCTAGAAGTTTCTGCTAAAGATAGTGTGATAACCCATGCTCGTTATCATGTCATCGCTTCAAGCGAAGATAAATCAGTAGAAACTGAGGGTAATTGGTATTTTGACTGCCCAACTGCAAAAGTGCCTTTTGACCAAGTTACCGAAGAAATGGTAGCTGGTTGGATTGAGGGCGAAGCAGTAAAAGATGGTCAATGCCATATTACCGCTAGATTACAAGAGCAGTTAGAGGCGATGGAAAATAAAGTCATACCACCCTGGCAACCACAAGTATTTAAACCTGAGATTTAATCTATGACCACACCATACGACATCATTTCAAGAGCATTAAAAGATATTGGAGCTTTAGAAGCGGGTGAAGTTCCAACCGCAGATGCTGCTCAAGATGCTTTTGATATGCTTAATGACCTTGTAGATCAATGGTCAAACGAAGAAATGATGGTGTTCTATAAGAACGAGATTGTGTTTCCTATCGTTCCTGGACAGACTCAATATACTATCGGCCTTGGTGG